GCCGGTTCCATACGTTCCGGCGATATGCGAGCGCACGCCGCAAGGACCGGGCGGCGTTCAATGCGGTATGGCGCCTGTTGGCGCGGAAAGGTAGGTGTCGCTTGTTCTTCACATGGTGGTTTGAGTTCGTTTCCCTGGTGTCCCAGCTCGTGACGCTGGGCGTGGAAGGGTAGCCGGCGCTGAGCGCCAAGGAGGAACGTGATGCCGAGGCCCGACAAGTATTCCGTGCGTGAGATGCACGCCGCCGACGTGCTCGCACGCGCCCTTACAGCCGTCTCGTGGTTTATGGCCGGGATACTTGTCGGGCTGTGTTTGTGAGGTGCGGTGTGTCTGAACGAGTGCTGATGCAATTCACCGTCCGCGGCGTGCCGGCGCCGCAGCCGCGCACCCGGTCGCGGGCCTGGGTGCGGCAAGGACAGGTCCACAGCGGGAACTACGACCCCGGCACAGCCGACGACTGGAAGGCCCTGGTGGCTCTGGCCGCGCGGCCCCACCTGCCGCCCGTGCCGTTCACGGGGCCGCTGTCGCTGCTCGTGCGGTTCCGCTTCCCACGACCCAAGGGCCACTACGGCAGCGGGCGGTTCCAGCTTGAGCTGCGGCCCAGCGCGCCGCGGCGCTGGTGCTTCGGCCGGCGGCGGAACGACTTCGACAACATGGCAAAAGCAGTGGCCGACGTGCTGACGCAGGTCGGCTGCTGGCAGGACGACTCGCACATCGCGCGCGCGACGACCGAGCTGGAGTGGGCGGACCACCCCGGGCGCGCCGGGTGCGACATTGTGATCGCGAAACTGGAGGACTGACGACAATGGCAGTGGCGACGAGGGCAGCGGGACATATCGAGCGGTATGCGTCCGTGGCTGGGGCGGCGGACGCGATTGTGAACGAACTCCACAAGTGCCTGTCTGTTGATGGGGTCATGGATACGTGCCAGCCGGGCGCGCTGGTTCGGGTGTACCTGAGCACGGGCGCCATGTTCCCGAGCGACGGCGGCAAAGCGGTCGCGGACGCGCTGGCTTTGGCGATCAAGACGCACCTGCCGGCGATCCGCGAGACGTTCCAAGGCACGCTGCTGGCGGCGGTGGGCGAGGCCCGCACCAAGGCCGAGGCCCAAGCGTTCGAGCTGATGCGGCCGGTGCAGGTGAAATCGGCGGAGTGTGCGGCGTGACGCGGATCGAGTGGACCGATCAGACCTGGAACCCGGTCGTTGGCTGCACGCCGGTGTCGCCCGGCTGCGCAAACTGCTACGCGGCGTCGTTCGCGTCGCGGTTCGGCCGCGTGTGGCCGAACGTCGCGATGCGTGGAAAGTGGACCGGGGCCGTCTTCCCGCGAGTAGACGTGCTGGACGCGCCGCTGCGCTGGAAGAAGCCGCGCATGGTGTTCGTGTGCAGCATGTCGGACCTGTTTCAGGAGGCCGTGCCATTCGCGTACATCGACCGCGTGTTCGCCGTGATGGCGCTGTGCCAGGACCACACGTTCCAGGTGCTGACGAAGCGGCCGGAGCGGATGGCCGAGTACCTCAACCGGGGCGGCGACGGCATCTGGTCTGCGGCGCTGGACATCGACGCGGATCGCGTGCGGCCGGAAACCGATCCGGGCTGGCCGCTGCGCAACGTCTGGATCGGCACGAGCTGCGAGGATCAGGAGACCGCCGACGAGCGCATCCAACACCTGCTGCGCTGCCCGGCGGCGGTGCGGTTCCTGTCGTGCGAGCCGCTGCTCGACGAGATCGACCTGTCGGGCTACATGAGCGGCCCCTACGTCGGCCTGCCGGGCGACGTGGTGCATCCGAACTGGAACGCGGGTATCGACTGGGTGATCGTCGGCGGCGAGAGCGGGCCGCGTGCCAGAGCGTGCAACGTCGCATGGATTCGCGGAATCGTGCTGCGGTGCAAGGACGCGCACGTGCCGGTATTCGTGAAGCAACTCGGGGCGTTGCCGTCGATTCCGGTTAGCGCGCGCGCTGTGGACTGGGTGAAAGAGTGCCCGCACCTCAAGTTGGTTAGCACGGGGACAGGAACGTACTTCGTAACTACGAAGCACTCGAAGGGCGGCAACCCGGCCGAGTGGCCGGCGGACCTGCGGGTGCGCGAATGGCCGGAGGTGCGGCATGTGTCTTGATGCGAGTGTTGAACTGCCGATGACGCCCACAGACCGCTGGCGGGTCGAGCGCACGGCCGGCTCGGCCACGGTGGTCGGCATGACGTGGCGCGTGGCCGGCCGCACGCTGGCCGTGTACGAGGAGAACCAGGCGGCGCCGGTCGCCAAGCTGCGGTTCGGCGGGATCGCGATGCTGCGGCCCGAGCCGCAGAAGCGCGACGACGTGATGGTGTGGCGCTCCGCGAACAACGACCTGATTCTCGCCCTCTACAACGACGGCGGGTGCCTGATCGTGTCCGCGCACCCGTGTCAGGTGCTGGTCGCGCCGCCGGTGCTGCCGCGCCGCTACGCGGACGACGTGACGACGCTGCGCATGTCGGACACCTGCATGGTCGGAGTGGTCCGCGGCGCGAACAATGTCACCGACGAGCCGCTGGGCACGTTGCAGCCGGGCGAGCCGCTGATCGTGTATGCCGCGTCGCGCCGGATCACGCCGCCAGTCATGGACGTGTGTTGCGCCGTGGGCTGCTGCATCCCTGGCGCCGCGACACCCTTGGGCGCACTTCCGCCCGATGCGGACGGGTCTGCAATCGCTGAGGCGTTCCCGCACGTCATGTGGATGCACCACAAGAGCTTTGTCAACGAGTACAAGCCGCCGTGGGTGCCCTGCGACCTGGAGGCCGCGAAGCATATGGCCGAGGTGCTGACCGAGAATGGCGCGACGCTGTACCCGTACAGCTCGGCGCACTATCACCGGGCGTTCCCGGGGCCGCAGCCACAGGCGTACATCGACGAGGTGGATGACCTGATCGAGCGCTTCGGGCTGAACGCCCGGCTGGGCGTCTATATCGACGGCTGGCCGGCTCGCGACAGCGGACAGAAGCCCGACCCGCTGTACGCCTGGACGAACGCACGGATGCTCGCGGCCCTCGGCATCCCGTTCATTCTCCACGGCACGATGGTCGGGGCGCCGCCGTTCACGCCGGCCGATGCCTGGGCGCGGCTCAGAATCTCCGGCGAGGGGCAGCGCTGGACGGTGGAGCAGGCCCTCGAACTCGCCCGCACGCCGATGTGCGCATGGGCGTGGCAGTGTATTGGCGACGCGCACCATGCGCCGGGGCTGGACGGGCTGGAGTGCCTCAAGGCTGCGGTGCGGGCCGGCGGGTCGGTGATGACCTTCCCCTACCAGATCGTGCAGCCAGACGGCACGGTGCGCTGGCAGAACGGCATGACGAGCTGGTACGTCGCGGCCGTCGCGGAGCGGAGCGCAGTACAGACGGTGGGCGCATGAGACGGATGACCACCCTCCCCGGTGCCGTGAAGGAGCGCGATGACGCGGCGCGCATCCGCTGCGCGGGCGGCGGACACCGGGGCGTGAACTACCGGGGGACGGAGGCGCGAGCGTGATCGGGCTGCTGTCGGCGGCGCTGGCAGGCTGGCTGGGCGCCAGCGCCGGGTTTGTGCTGGGCGCCGCGTGGGTCTATCGCCGCAACCTGGGGCAGACGTGCTACGTCAGGAGGTGTCAGAGTGAACGCAGATCAGTGCGCGTGCGTCCGCGGGGCCGTGGACGGTCCCGGCACCGGACCTGACGGGCGGGCGCGGCGGCGGCGCGTGGCCGTCGCCGCGACTCCATCCCCCGCGCCTTCGGCCGATGGGCGCAAGCTGCTCACGCAGCTTGAGGCCGCGCTCCAGCTCCGCTTGGATGAGCTGGGGGTGCGCGACCCGTGCCGCGTGATCCGCCGCATGGCGGGCCGCGGGCAGCTCCGCGGCGTGCGCGTCGGACGGAACCTGCTGATCGACCCGAAAAGCATTGACGCCTACGTGGCCGGCGGCGGAAAATGATCGCCGGACGACGAGGACAGCTCATGCCGGCGACCACGACACTCAAGCTCAGCAAGCGGCGCGACGGGTACTACTGGACGATGTGGTTCACGGCGGACGGCCGCCGCTTCCGCCGCACGTTCGGCCGGAACAAGACCGCCGCCGTCAATGCGTTCAATGCGTTCCACGTTCGGTGGCAGAGCGACCCACGGGTGCGTGACCCTGACCTGCCGCCGGCACTGACGATCCGCGCGGCCTGGGAGAAGTTCAAGCTGTGGGCCGACGCCTACTACCGCCGCCAGGACGGCACGCCAACCGGCGAGGCAGACAACTTCCGGCAGGCCATGCGCGAGCTGCTGGATTTGTACGGCGACACGCCGGCGGAGGCGTTTGGGCCGCTCCAGCTCAAGCGCGTCCGCGAGGCGATGATCGACGCGGACCTGTGCCGCAACGTCATCAACGCGCGGGTGCGGCGTGTCCGGCAGTTCTATCGCTGGCTGGTGTCCGAGGTGCTTGTGCCGGAGAGTGTCCTGTCAGCGCTGCGGACGCTGCTGCCACTGGAGGAGGGGCGGGAAGTGGTGCGCCAGACGCCCGGGACCGGCACGGTCCGCGAGTCGGACCCAGTGACGCCCGTGCCGGAGCCGTACATTTGGGCCGCCTGCGAGAAGCTGCCGCCGACGCTGGCCGCGATGGTGAAGGTCCAATACTGGTGCGGCTGCCGCCCGGACGAGGTGTGCAGCATGCGCACCATCGAGATCGACATGCGCAACGCGGTGTGGCTGTACTACCCGCGGAGGCACAAGACGAGCCGGAAGAAGGGCCGGGTGATCGCCCTCGGGCCGCAGGCCCAGGCCGCCCTCAAGCCGTTCCTGGACACCGCCAAGGCGGATGCCTACGTGTTCTCGCCGCTGGCAGCCCTCCGCGAGCGGCGCGACGGCTGTGAGACGCACCGGCACCAGCCTGTGATGCCGCCACGGACCGAGCGCCGTATCCGGCCGCGGTACACGGCCAAGACCTATGCGCGTGCCATCGTGCGGGCCTGCACGGCGCGGGACATCCCGGTGTGGAGCCCGAACCAGCTCCGGCACAACGCGGCCACGCGACTCGCGGAGCAGCACGGCATCGAGGTGGCCGCAGCCATCCTGGGGCACGCGCGGGTCGAGACGACGCAGATTTATGCCCAGATCAACGTGGCGAAGGCCGTGGCGGTCATGGGTGTCGAGGGGTGAAAGGGTGTCATAGGTGTCACCGTTTCGCGCGAAACACCGGCGTGGATTGACTGGTGTTTCCGCGCCCAGCGCCCCGAAAGCGGGGTACTGCGCCACAGGTTGCGCCCCAAATCGCGCCCCAAGCCATTCCAGACCCGGCTATCGGCTTTCATAAGTGCTTGTGGGATAAAAGCGGGCGATGGGATTCGAACCCACGACGTCCAGCTTGGGAAGCATTTCCCTGCGAACAGGCGGCGAACACGGCCACGCAAGGACTTGCGCACATAACCGCTTGACATGACGCTGGTTGCGCGTGCCTCATGCGGACAGACGCGCGCGCCACGCGCGCACTCGCAGACACGAGTTGCGCCCCAATTGGGGCGCAACACCACCCACGCCAGATGCTGCGCCGACACATGGTCCGTGCAGGACAACTGCCAGCACCGTGCGTACTATGGGCCGGCAAGGGTGCTCGCGTCACCGCGGACCCAAGGAGGCACGCATGTCGTTCAGATCGCTATTCTGGTTCGTCCTGATCCCGCTGCTCGCGCTGCTGCTGTTCGGCTGCGCCGGCATGAAGGCCGTCGATTCGACCGCCGCCGTGCAGGCGCTCACCGCCGGGGAGCAGCACGTCACCTACACGCTGATGCCGGGCCTGGAGGCCATCGACCCGGCGCTGAAGGATCGGGTCATCGCCATCCCGACCGTGCCTGGGAAGGATGTGGACTTCAAGATGTACAACGACGCCGGGCAGCTCAAGGTGTCGCTCACCACGGCACGCAGCCCGGTGATCGACGTGCTGCTCGCGAGCGTGGCCGGCATCGACGCGGAGAAGTACGCGGAGGACGCCCGCACGCGGGCGTGGATCAGCGCGGAGCGTGAGGCGTGGATGGCCCTGATCGGGCCGATGCTCCAGGCCAGGTTCAACCAGTCGATGCAGCCGCCAGAGCCGACCGGGCAGTGGCAGGCCGAAGTGAAGGCCACGCTGCTCCAGGCCCTCCAGGAGCTGCTCGCCACGCCGAGCACGCCGCAATGACACTGATGCACTGGCTGTGGATCGGGTGGGTCGCGTGCGGCGTCGCGCTGGAGATGTACGCGATCTTCAACCGCGCCCAGGGCGACACGCTGAGCGAGTCCGTCTGGACGATCCTCACGATCCCCGCCTGGGGCAAGTTCATCGCCTGGATGCTGACCGCGTTCCTGCTGTGGCTCGCGGCGCACTTCGCGTCGAAAGGCCGGTTGGGATGACCGCAGCGCAGACTGTTCGCTGCCCTCGCGAACGCGGGCGGGGCCGCCGGCACTCGTGGCTCCGCCCGCTCCTGTTGGCGCTGCTGGCCGGCGCCGTCGCGGGCTGCACGGTCCACCTGCACCTGAGCGAGCGGCAGTACGTGTACCACGATCCGCCGGCGTCGCAGCCGAGCGCCCTGGACAACTGACTCCCTGGGGCACGCGCTGTGCTGCCTCCGGCTCCTCCTCCTCCAGCGCGTGCCCACTCTTTTCGGCTCGTAGCAGATATTCGTGTCGCTTTGTTTGCCACAGTCTCGTAACCGTGCTATGCTATGGATATGGACAATGGCACCCCGAGAACACGGCAACCGGAGGACACAACAATGGACGAGACGACGCAAGAGGCCGTCGCGGCGGTGGAGCCGCTGACGGTGCTACCGAGCGTGCAGGTCGAGCAGAAGGCGCTGCTCGCGGCGCTCGGCCGGGCGGTGGTATGGCAGAGCGGCCCGAAGCCGATCCTGGCGGCGGTGCAGCTCCGCGTGGCGGATGCGCTGCTGCACGTCACGGGCTGCAACGGGGAGATCACGACCGACGAAGTGGTGAACGCGCGGGACGAGGTGTGCGGCGTGTTCCCGCCGGTGAACCTCAAGGACTTCACCGCCCTGCTGCGCAAGCAGCCGAAGGGCGTGGTCACGCTCAAGGCGCTGCCGGACTTCAAGGTGCAGGTGAACGGCACGACGACGATGACCGGGTTCGACCCGGCCGACTACCCGCCGCTGCCGACGCGGGAGATCGAGCCGGCGCTCCAGCTCGACGGGCCGGAGTTCATCGTGGCCGCCGAGGCGGCGCTGAAGCACGCCAGCCGCGAGACGAGCCGCTACGCGATCAACGGCGTGCTGATCGAGCGCGACAATGACGGCACGCGGCTCTGCGGCACGGACGGGCGGCGGCTGCTGGTCTACCCGCTCAAGACCGCGGACGGCCCGTGGAAGGGCGCGTTGATCGTGACCCGGCAGCACCTCGCGGCGGCGGTCAAGGCGGTCAAGACCGGCAAGGCGGCGCGCGTGCTGATCCGCACGGAGCCGAAGCCGGAGAACGACGCGCTGGGCCGCATGGTCCAGTTCTCGGCGGGCGGGATGTGGCTCGGTTGGAGCATGGAGCTGGAGGGCAACTTCCCCAAGTACAGCGACGTGGTGCCGGCGAGGACGGCCGAGGATGCCTGGATCATCAGCAAGGCGGAGCTGCGCGAGGCGCTCGGGCAGGTCGCGACCGTGTGCGACGCCGAGCATCCCGCGGTGCGGCTGCACTTCAACGGGGCGTGCGACCTGCACGCCGGCGGCGAGGGCGGTTTCGCGGACCTGTCGGTGCCCGTGAAGTACGCGGGCGACGTGCAGGGCGTGGACCTGATGATCGCCGCGAACCCGGCGTTCCTGATCGACGCCATCGACGCGATCCCGGGCAACGACGTGCGCGTGCAGGTGTTCGACTGTTTCCGGCCGCTGCGGATCGAGCTGCCCGAGCTGGACGGGCCGTGCGTGGTGGTCATGCCGGTGAGCGGGGACTTCCCCGCTGGGTACGAGCCGCTCCCGTCGCACGCGATTCAGCAGGCCGGCGAGCACTGGAACGTCACGCGCGAGGAGTTCGCGGAGCTGGATTGGTTCCAGAAGGTCTACGGGCAGCTCGAAGGCGCGAACCTGGACGCGGCGCTCAGCTTGCACAAGGAGTCCGTGCGGGTGGCGCTGCGGCTGGGCAAGCCGGTGCCGGCGAACGTGCTGGCCGAGTACCCGGACCTGACGGCGGAGCCGGTGGGCGAGGTGGTCGTGGTCCCCGACCCGGACGCCGAGCCGGCGCCGGTCGAGGAGTCGCAGGTGGAGCCGGAGAACCCGGTCTGCAAGCAGTGCGACGAGGTGTACGACAAGAACGACGACGACGGCAGCGGACTGTGCGCCGACTGCCGCCGCGACCAGGCGCGGGGGTTGAAAGACGAGGACGAATCGCAGGGCGCGTCGGCCGCGGCATCGGCCGAGCCGGCGAAGCCGACCGCGCCCCCGAAGGAAACCGTCGCTGAGTGGCTGGCGACGTTGAAGTGGGCGAAGCCGAGCAAGATGTCGAAGCACGGCGAGCAGTGCGCGTGCTGCGGCCAGCCCATCGCCAAGGGCGAGATCGTGCAGCTTGCGTGGGTTCCGGTCTACCGGCACGCGGCGCACGCGAAGTAAGAAAGTGAGGTGCGGCGTGTATCTGTTCAACGACTGGTACGAGTGGAGCTTTGGGTTCTTCCCCGGCATCTGCCTGATCTGCGTGCTGGTCGTCACCGTGGTCAACGTGCTGCTGTATCGCGAGCTGCGGGGGTTCCTGCGGCGGCAGCACCCGGAGAAGTGACGCAGGGACGAGAGGTGCAAGGTGGCAACCCGAACGACGTTCAAGGTCTGGATCGAGGTCGAGGAGTGTGTTGAGGTGCTGGAGGGCGAGCAGGTCGTCGATGACGAGTACCTGGAGGTCGATCTGCCGTTCGGCGCGTGCTTCGTGGCGGACACCGCGGAGGCCGCGGTGGCATTTGCGACCCGGCTGAATGAGCTGGCGGACCAGCTCAGCCGCCAGCCTGCTGGCAAGAGGAGATTGCCATGAGCCATGAAGCAGATAAGTTTTGGCAGAAGGTGGCGAAGGGCCTGGCGCGCCGGTCAGGCTACGCCCCTCTGACACCCGAAGAAGCGCAGAAGGAGTTCGAGTCGCTGCCGGACACCAATCTCTCCGAGGTGGAGATCGACGCCATCGTCGACCAGGTGACTTCGGGCGAGCTTGCCGTCTGGACGCCCACTCCGCCGGCCGACGACACGACCGACTTCGACCGCGAGTGACCCGGGGGTTGGGTGGTGAGCGGGTGGGCCGGACAGCGGTGCCGGCTCACCCCGCCTTTCTCTTTTGACACAGTGTGATTCGCGTGCTATGGTATGAATATGGACAATGCACAACGGACGGCGAAACGACGGACATTCTACACGGCCGGGTATCATCAATCGCGTGACGAGCTGCCGGCGCAGGCGGTGAACATCGCCTGCCGGCCGAGCGAGCGCTGGCGCCAGGAGGGCACGGGCCGCAGCCTGGGCTGTCTGTACCCGAACCGGGCGGTGTGGGCGGCAAGCAAGTCGGGCGGCGACTGGAAGGCCGCGTACATGCGGCAGCTTGCGGAAGCGCTGGACGACGGTACGCTGCAACGCGCGGTCGCGACCATCGAGCACGGCGACGTGCTGATGTGCTGGGAGTACGATCCGCGGCAGTGCCACCGGCTGGTGGCGGCCGAGTTCATCGCCCAGTCGTTCCCGGACCAGCTCGTGTACGGCGGCGAGTACTGGGACGTGCAGGCGGCGCGGAAGCGGGAAGGAGGCGGGCATCCAGGGCAGATGAAGATGCTGTTCATGGCGTAGCGGTGCGAGGTCGTCTAATCGGTAGGATACCGGCCCCTCAGGCCGGAGATGCTGCGTTCGAGTCCAGCCCTCGCAGTTGAGTGGGAAGGTGGGTGGAAGAATGCGATGCAGCAGCCGGGCAAGATTTTCCTCGGCGCGTGCCCGACCGGCAATCGGCGGTTCGTGCGCGCGATCCTCGAACGCATGTTGCCACAGTGCCCGCGGCTGGTGGTCCCGGCCGTGGGCACTTTCGGCATTGTGAAAGTCGCCCTGGAGGTGGGCTACAAGGCGGAGAACATCGACGCCAGCGACATCTGCGTGTTCTCCGGCATCCTCGGCCACCTGTACTCGGGCCAGGCCCTCGCCACGCTGGGGGTGACGCTCGCCGACCAGTGGGCGGAGCCGTACCGCACGCTGGAGACGGACATCGAGCGGGCGGCGTTCCTGCTCTGGCTGGTCAAGCTCAAGCAGTTCAAGGGCACGACGTACTTCGACCAGCAGTACGCGCGCGAGCTGGTCGAGCGCTCGGCCAGGCACCGCGAGCGCATGGCCGGCAAGCTGCGCGAGTACGTGGCGCGGTACAGCGGCATCGGCTACCGGGTGGCGGACCTGCGGGACATCGTGCGGGACGCGAACGACCCGCAGACGTTCGTGGTCATGGACCCGCCGATCTACCCGAAGGGGTATACCAAGATGTTCACGACGGCGCCCGATCTGGTCTACGAGCCGGGCGTCGCCGAGTTCGATTACCCGAAGGAGCTGCTCAGCCTGTACGAGCAGAGCAAGCTCAAGGCGTCCCCGTTCGTGTGGGGCATCTACACGCAGACCGAGCTGCCCAGCCGCGACTGCGTGTTCGCGTGCGAGCTGGCGAAGGGCAAGTTCAGCTACTGGTACAGCACGCGGCGGGACGAGCTGGTGGCGGCGGGCCTGCGGCCGCGCGTGGAGTACCGGCCGGCGCCGAAGAAGCCGCCGGGCTACGAGATCGTGCGGCACGACCTGGGGCTGACGCCGGCGACGCGGATCAGCTTCAAGGAGGTGGACAAGGACGCGGCCCTGTACTACCGCGACCTGTTCGCCCACAAGCTGGGCAACACGAACGCGGAGCAGTGCGTCGTGATGCTCCTGGACGGGCGGGTGTTCGGCATCGTCGGGTTCGTGTGGGGCAACGTCGTGCGCGGGGCGGATCGGTACATCATGGAGGTGTTCGGGTTCAACGCGCCGCTGACGCAGTACCCGAACGCCAACCGGCTGCTGATGATGGCAATTACGTGCCAGGGCATGTACGAGTGGCTGATGTCGCGCATGAAGCGCAACCGGCTGTTCGAGATGGTCGGCCTCAAGACCGCGTGCCTGAGCAAGTACCGCAAGGTGAAGCTGAACAACGGGCTGCTCCGCCTGGAGAAGCGCGAGAAGTGGAAGCGCGACCTCTACAAGCTGCTCTATGTGACCGAGTGGCATCCCGGCGGGTTCGCGGACGTGATGCAGCGCTATCTGGACGAGCTGGCGGCCAGGGCGGCGGCCCCAGGGAAGGAGGCCGAGAATGGCTGAACTGGTCAAGGAGCGGGTCTATGACCTGGGCGACGGCCTGGGGCTGTGGAAGGTCCACCTGGACGTGCTGCGCGAGCAGGACCGCAACGCGCGGGTGATGTCGCCCGAGAAGATGGACCGGCTGACGCAGAACATCAAGAAGCACAAGCGGCTGGAGTCCGTGCCGCTGTGCTGCCGCCGGGTGACGCCCGGCGGGGTGGAGGAGTTCCTCATCATCAGCGGGCACCACCGGGTGCGGGCGGCCCGGACCGCCGGCGTCATGGTGATCCATGTGCTCGTGTTCGAGGAGGAGCTGACACCCGGGCAGATTCGGGCCAAGCAGCTCGCCCACAACGCGCTGAACGGGACCGACAACACGCAGCTCCTGGCCGAGCTGTACCGCGAGATCGAGGATCTGACGGAGCGCATCGAGTCCGGCGGCACCGACGCCGAGCTGGAGGCCGATGTCAAGCAGGTGGGCGTGGACGAGGTGCTCGCCCAGTTCGATTTCGAGGGGGTCAATCTGGTCTTTCTCCCCCACCAGCGCGCCGACTACGACGCCGTGATTAACCTGCTCACGCCCAATTCGAGCGGCACCGACGTGGCACCCCTGCCCGCCTTCGACACGTTCAAGCAGGCCCTGAACGCGGTGCGGCAGAAGGAGAACGTCCGCAACGTCGCCGCGGCGGTCCACCGCATGTGCGAGATCGTGCAGGAGGCGCTGAAAGCGAGCGACACGGATGGCGACCCGCGGCTCGACCCAGCTCAGTAAGCGGCTGATCGAAGCCATCGCCAAGAACGTGTCCGGCGGCAACACGCTCCGGGCTGCGTGTGCGCTCACGAACACGCCCCTCTCGACGTTCTTCTTCTGGCTCCGCGAGGCCCGCGATCTGAAAGCCGCCATCGAGGCCGGGACCGCTCCAAGGCCGCAGGAACGCACGCCCCGGCAGCGCCGGCTACTGGAGCTACTGGAGCGCATACAAAAAAGCGAGGCCGAGGCGGAGAAGTACTGCGTATCCGTCGTGCTGACCAAGGCGAAAGACAACTGGCAGGCCGCGGCGTGGTGGCTGGAGCGGCGCCGGCCGGGCGAGTTCAGCCTGAAGCGCGAGATCACGCCCGAGGACGACGGGATGGCCGGCAAGGTCGTCCGGTCGCCGGCGGAGATCGCGGACGCGATGGACGAGACGATTGGAGCGCCCGATGAGTAGCGCCGTCGCCCTGCCCCGGCCGTGGACGAAGCTCCGCTACCACGCGGTGCAGCGGGCGCTGTGGTACACGCGGGCGCGCTTCGTGACCGTGCCGGCGGGACGCGGCAGCGGCAAGACCGAGCTGGCGCGTCGGCGACTGATCCGTATGCTGCCCGTGCGGCGGCCCTGGTCGGACCCGCGGTTCTTCTATGCCGGGCCGACGCTCAAGCACGCGATGGAGCTGGGCTGGGAGCAGCTCCTCGCGCTGATCCCGCCCGAGTTCAAGCCCGACCCGAAGCCGCAGCGGCACACGATCCTGACGAAGTTCGGCAGCCGCATCGTGATCGTGGGCCTGAACGACAAGAAGCGCGGCGACATCGAAGGGTTCCAGTGGGACGGCGGGGTGATCGACGAGTCGAGCGACATCGCGCCCGGCATCTTCGGGCGCATCGTCATGCCGGCCATGATGCACCGCCACGGGTGGGTGTGGCGGATCGGCGTGCCCAAGCGCCAGGGCATCGGGGCGGCCGAGTTCCGCAAGTTCCACGAGGAGGCGCTGACGGGCAACTACCCTGAGCGGGCCGGGTATAGCTGGCCGAGCCGGGACATCCTGCCGCCCGACGTGATCGAGATGATGCGGCGGACGCTCGACCCGAAGGACTTTCTGGAGCAGTGCGAGGCGACGTGGCAATCGGCCGGCGGCGGCGTGTTCTACACGTTCGACCGGCAGTACAACGTCCGGCCGGTCAGCTACCACCGCGACCAGCCGCTGATCGTGGGCAGCGACTTCAACGTGGACCCGCTGTGCTGGGTGATCGGCCACCGCTACCCGAACCGGATCGAATGGCTCAAGGAGCTGTTCCTGCGGGACGCGAACACGCAGGCGGCGCTGGACGCGCTGTACCAGCTCTACCGCGACCACCAGGGCGGATTCGAGTTCTACGGCGACGCCACCGGCGCCGCCCGCAAGACCGCCGCCGCGGCCACCGACTACGCGCAGATTCTGAACGACGAGCGGTTCAAGCGGCTGGGCCGCACGGTCCACTACCCGCCGGCGAACCCGCCGATTGCGGACCGCTTCGCCGCGTGCAACGCGATGCTGCTGAATGCCCAGGGTGAGCGGCGCATGTTCATCGACCCGAGCTGCGTGAACCTGATCGCGGACCTGGAGAACCGCTACTACAAGCCCGGCACGCGCGAGCCGGCGGACCCGCCCGGCACCGACCTCGGCCACATCACGGACGCGCTGGGGTACGCGGTCCACCGGCTGTTCCCGATCCGGGTCGAACTGGAGCAGGCGACCCCGCTGGTTACTATTCGACAGATGAGGTGAGAGATGCCAAAACGCACACGGCGCACCCGAGACGTGTCCTTGTCCGACGCCCCCGCCACCCCGGTCGCCACGGTCGCCAACGAGGCCACCGGGCCGCAGATCATCGGCCGGATCAGCGGGTTCCGCGAGCTGGCGAAATCGCTGCCCGCCACGTACACGACGTACCGCACGATCCGCAAGCACCCGACGATTGCGCTGGCGCGGGCGATGTCCGTCGCGCCCGTCGTGGCCGCCGAGTGGTCGGTCGAGGCGGACGACGACGTGGACGATGAGGTGGTCAAGTTCGTGCAAGACCAGCTTATCGGGCTGCGCGAGCCGCTGATGCAGACCGCGATGGAGTGCGGGATCGACTACGGGTGGGCGCCGTTCGAGAAGGTGTTTTACCTGACGCGCGACGGGCGGATCGGCCTGTGGAAGCTCAAGCCGCTACTGGTGGACCTGACCGAGGTGCTGATCGTCAAGGCGACCGGCGCGTTCGACGGGTTCAAGCAGACGCCTGCCGAGGGCAGCCCCGTTGTGATCCCGGCCGAGTATGCGTTCAACGTGCCGTTCCGTGTGGAGGGCACGAACTGGTACGGGGCGAGCCTGCTGGAGAACATCCGGCCGACATACAACACCTGGATGGATGCGAACGACGGCGCGGCCCGCTACGACCGCAAGCTGGCCGGCTCGCACTGGGTCGTGTACTACCCGCCCGAGCAGAGCAGCGTGGACGGCGTGACCGGCGAGCTGGTGGATAACGGCGTGCTCGCCGACCGCATCCTCAAGTCGCTGGAGACGAGCGGGGCGATCTCGGTGCCACGCAAGGTCGCGAAGTACCTGGACCAGCTCAATGCGCAGACGCCCGACAAGAGCTGGGAAATCACCATGCTCTCGGACGACAGCCCGCGCCAGCCGTCGTTCATCGAGCGGCTGAACTATCTGGACAAGCTGATGGTGCGCGGGCTGCTGCTGCCCGAGCGCTCGCTGCTGGAGGGCCAGTTCGGCACGAAGGCCGAGGCCGGCGTGCATGCTGACGCCGCGGTGACGCAGCGCGACCTGGAGCATCGCCACGTCACGCGCATGGTGAACTGGTACGTGCTGGACCAGCTCCTGGCGCTCAACTGGGGCGAGGAGATGCGCGGGAAGGTGCGGCTGGAGGCGTCGCCCCTGGCCGATGACGCGCAGCAGTGGCTGCGGGAGATTTACCGCAAGCTGCTGGAGAACCACAACGGGTTCATCGAGGAGTTCATGACGATTGACCGCGACGCACTCAAGGACACGCTGGGTGTGCCGAAGTCGGCCGAGGTGACGCCGACGCAACTGCGGGTACTGCCCGAGGTGCCCGGCATGGACCCGACCGACAAGCTGGCCCGCACAGTGTCGAACGTGCTGGCGGCCGCCGAGCGGTGATCCGTGGCCGTCGCGCGCGTCACCGCCGCCGAACGCCGCCTCGCGCGGCAGCTCGCGCTGGACTTCACTGCGACGACCGAGCTAGGCGTGGCCGCCGCCCAGCAGATCGGCTGGCGGGCTATGCTCGCCGCCTTGCGCGCCTATCGCCGCGGGGATGATCCGGTCGCGGCCGCGGGGGACGTGCTGGATGACATGGCGCCGCTGCTGGCGTCCGCGATGCTGGTCGCGGCGCTCACCGGGATCGAGCGGGGACACAAGCTGCTGCCGGTCGCGCTGTCGCTCGCCATGCCGATCAGCGACACGTACCGGAACGCGGTCGAGGCGCTCAAGCATCGCACCGCGCTCACCGACGCCGCCGTGAAGGAGCTGGAGAAGAAGCTCCAGACGCAGGCGCTGCGCGTGAGCCGGACCGCGAAGGCCGCGGTCGAGAAGAAGCTCGCAAAGACGATGCTGCGGATCACTCAGGAGGGGCTGCACGTCCGCGACGGCGTGAAGGAGCTGCGGGGCGCGTTCGAGGCCGCGGGCATCGTCCCCGGGAACGCCTACCTGCTGGAGAGCGTCTACCGCACGCACAGCGCCATGGCCTACGCGGCCGGCAAGGTGCAGGTCGAGCAGTCGCCCGAGTCGCAGGAAATCCTGTGGGGCTACAAGTACGTGACGGTGGGCGACGACCGCGTGCGGGACAGCCACATCGCACTGGAAGGCGTGACGCTGCCCAAGACCGACCCGTTCTGGCAGGAGAATTACCCGCCGAACGGGTGGGCCTGCCGCTGTCAGGCGATCCCGCTGTACGAGCAGCGCTCGGTCGTCATGCCGCCGGAGGAGGTCGAGATCAACGGCAAGCCAGTCAAGCCGGGGGCGGACCCCGGGTTCCGGTTCAATCCGGGCGTGCTGATCTGAACGCCGGGAGCGAGGCTGGCGCCACTGACCGGGCGTTCGCCTTTCAGGACACCGATTCCCGGGGGCATCCTGCGCCGCTGCTCAATGCAACGGTGCCGGGACGCATCTCGGGTACCCACAAACGCACCACGGGGCTCTAACCGCGCATACTGAGGTCATGACAGGATCATGCAAGAATGCGCTCTGGACTGTGGTGCCAACTCTAGTCTTGGCCCGCACGACAGTATGCGGCCGGTATGCACCGGCTGGCCCCGGTCCGGGGTGTCGCCCATTTTGCGCCAAGCAACACGCCTTTGCTCGCGGCCCACGCGCGGATTTGCCCTGTTTTCCAGGTGATTTTGCGCTGACGCCACCGGTCTATGTAACCGCTGCCGCTGGAATCTAGCCCTTTCGGCTCGCGGCTCGCTTGAAAGCTAGCTGTGTGTCTCGTAGGCTGGGATAGCGGGACGGCGCGCGACGGCGCGCCGGTCCGGGCGGCACGCGTGGTTCGCCTATCGCCGCGTGCGTGCTGCCCGGACAGAGCCCGCAGATAGGCGCCCATGCCCCCGACAACAGGTGACATTCCGACCGCGTGCCGCGAGCTGCTCGCGTTGCTCGGCTCCCGTCCCGATCCGGTTCCGCTCCACGAACTCCCGCCCGCTGGCCGCACGCTACCATAAGTAACCCGCCAAGCCCCCATCGCTCCATCGTTCCCGGAACGATGGAACGATGGAACGATTGGCGCTCGGCGTGTTACGTCTTCCCAATTCGAGGGGGGTATGACGGCCAGTTGACTTTCACCCGAGCCGCGTACTATGGGGCATGGATCGACTCGGCTCCATTCTGACGCCCAGGCTCGGCACGCTCTGGCTGGCCGCCGGCCCACAGACGAAAGCGGACGGCCGCGTTGAGCGGCGGTTCCGCAAGGAGCTGATCCGCACCGGCCACTACGTGAAGGCTGAGGACGGGATCGAGTTCGAGGTCACGCCGCAGACGCTGACGCACTTCGTCGAGCAGTTCGAGCGCATGAAGGCCAACGGCGTCCGCATCCCGGTGCCCAACGGGCACAAGAACGCCGGGAACGCCGACGCGAACCGGGGGTACGTCGAGGAGCTGTTCGTCGAGGACGACACGCTGGTAGGCGTCCTGCGCATGGTGGGCGACGACGGAATCGCCGCGGCGCAGCGCTCGGACGTGTCGATCTTCGTGCCCATCGAGTTCACGGACGGGAAGGGCAACAAGTACACCCGACCCATTGAGCATGTCGCGCTCTGCACCGATCCGGTGGTGCCGGGCCTGGGCGAGTTCATCCCGCTCGCCGCAAGCAAGGAGAGTCGCATGACGAAGCTGGAGCTGGCAAAGAAGCTCGCCAAGACCTTGAAGCTCGCGGCCGAGCTGACCGAGGAGAACGCCGAGAAGCTGCTGGAGGAGGGCATCCAGGAGCTGATCGCGGCGCGCGACAAGGCCGCCGAGGAGCTGAAGGCCAAGGAGGCGGAAGTCACCGAGGCCAAGACCGAGGCCGAGCAGCTCAAGGTCGCGGCCAGCCGCAAGGCGGACCCGCTGATGGTCAAGCTCGCCGCGGACAACGCGCGGCTCAAGCTGGACGGCCTCGTGGCCGCCAGCCGCCTCACGCCGGCCGCCCGCGACAAGCTGGCCGCCGCGCTGTTGGGCAAGGACAACGAGAAGCTCGCCGTCGCCCTGTCGCGCGGCGATGACGGCAGTGCCATCGACGCCATCGTGGCGGCGCTGAGTGACAACACGCCGATCAAGACGGGCGAGAAGTCGGGGCCGCAGACGAGCGTGGCGCTCTCCAAGGGGAACGACAGCACCGACGAGCCGGCCGTCGTGCGCGAAGCGAAGCGACGGGCGGAGCAGCACAAGGCGCAGTACGGCAAGTAGAACCGCGTAGCGGGCCTGGCCCGCATGGAGAGAAGCAATGGCCGTTTTGACCGAAGGCAAGAACATCGGCGACATCATCCAGTGGGAGCGCGACGAGCGCTACAGCCGGCAGGTCGTGACCGTGGGCGCCTCGCAGACCATCGTGGGCGGCCAGGTGCTGCGCGACTCGGGCGGCAGCAAATACGCCCTCCGCGACGCGGTGAACGAGGTGCAGACTATCGCGATTGCCGGCACGCTGTCGGCCGGCGGGTTCTCGCTCGCGTTCATCAACGCGCTGGGCAACCGCAAGCAGACGCCCGTGATCGCGTACAACGCGAGCGAGGCGAACATCCAGACGGCCGTGGATGCCGCGCTGGGTTCCAGCAAGGCCGTCGTGGCCGGCACGGTTGCCAGCTTCACGATCACGTTTAGCGGCACCGGCATGTCGGGCACGCCCTATGACCCCGTGGAGGTGATCCCGGACGGCCTGACGGGCATGACGAGCATCAGCGTCACGCGGACCACGAGGGGTGTCGGGAAGGGCGGCGACGCCGCCTGCATCGCCCTGGAGGCGGTGACGACTGGCAGCGGCGAGAGCGCGAACATCGTCGCGCTGGTGCGCGACGCGGTGGTGGTCAAGGACAACCTGACGTATGGGGACGGCGACCCGACCACCGTGGACCTGGCGCTCGCGGAGCTGGGCATCATCGCGGTGGCGCTGCCGACCGAGCGGGAAGTGGGATTGTCGTAGCCGGCTGACGCCGGATGGAATGAAGTGCGCACGCCGTAGGCGGCGCGGACACAGGAGAGAAGCCCATGTTGGACGTGTTCAATACCGACGCCTTCGGGGTGCGGG